GGTAACCAGAAATCTTCCATCATAGACATGAACTTTCTGTCATCTCTAACTTCACCAGTGTTAGCATCATATACTAACTTGTTACGATAACGCATCATAACATCACGAAGATATTGTTCTGCTTTTACCTTTGGAAGATTACCAACATCAATGTAGAATATTCTTCTTTCTGGTGCTCTTGATAATCTGTATATTACCAAACTATCCTCAATCATTCTAAGTTGATTAAGTGCTTTAATTGCTTTATGAAGATAAGATAAACAAGTTCCCTTATTTCTATCAAATAAACCAGAGGTTACATAGGTAACAGAATCCTTTGCAATCTTAATTGAAGATTTTGAATTATTACCACTAGGATTATATGATCCCTGTGGATGATTTGGTTTTGGTGTGTAAATATAATATTCTTCTATTTCTGGGTAAATATCTTTTTTAGGATCTACCTCATATGCATTTGATATATTAGCAAGATTATTTTTATTGTTCTTATCTTTTTTCTCTTGTCTTATAAACTTCATCTTCATGGGATCAATATATCTGATCTCCTTAATACCTTGGTCTGGTTTCTTTACATCAATAACTTTTAAATAAAATAACCTTCCATCAACATACCAATTTCTAAAAATCTCATGGGACTTCTTATCAAAGTCCATCATTTCCTTGATATGTTTAAATTCGTTTCTAATTTTATCCTTTATACCATCACTGGCATTTACATTAGATAATTCTATTTCTACTGGAGAATCATAAAGATCACTAACAATTGCTTCATTAACAACATCTTCAACAGCACCATCCGTTTCTGGATGTAGTGCCATTTCACGATATCTTCTAATTAAGTCATATTCAGTTCTGAATCTGCCTTCAATATCTACATATGATCCATAAAAACCAGATTGTACAAAATAATCAGCCCCGTCCTCATTGTTCTTGGGGACAGGGGATATTATTGAATCTTGCTTTTTTGCAGAATCATCAATAGAGAATCCAAATAGCTTTGGCATGGTATAATTCTTTTTCCTACTATTATAGCACTATTTAGTCGATTTTAGTTGATGTCTTCTCCACCAGCGTTAGCACTTATACCTTTAAGTGCTTCCCACCATTGAACCTGCATCTCTACAGTAAATTCTTCTATAGTATCAGTAGTTTCATATGAAAGGTCAATCTGACTGATATTTGTTGGGAATACATCATGGAACTTGTAAGTTCTTAGAACTGCTCCATCACGATCTAATTGATGCACATATGCATCTGGTTGATAATCTGCAGGATTAGTTGTTCCTGTATTATCATCCATTTTATTGATTAAATTCATCCACTTTTCAAAAGCAGAACGAATTGCAAAATCAAGATCATTAATAACAGTGATAGTCCATGTATCAAATGTTCTTTCTCCTGCTATCTTTAATATTCTTCCCCTAAAATTAACTTCTACTGGAGTAATATTAGATGCAGGAAGTGCAGCTGCCTTCACAAGGAATCTAGATTTCTCTTTAACATCATTATCGATTGATAATTGATTTGGAAATGCTAGTTCCACCTCAAACAGATTGGGTCTGGTGCCGCCACCCGCCAATTTACTTTTGAACCCAGTAATCGTTCTAAGTGGGGGTGCATTGAATTGGGTTGCCATAGTTTTCTATTCCTCTAAATGGGTGTTAAACGGTACCGATTACTTCATCGAATGAAACGCCAGTTCTAGTGGCAACAAAGGTTAGACCAATGAAGTTGATAGAACGGTTTGGTTTAATAAAGACATCTGCAACAAACTCATTATTATCTATAACTGCAGCAGTGTTATTTGTTTCGTCACAAACAACTCTGAAGTCAGTGATGCCTCTCTTTGCTTGAACATCACGAAGGAATGGTTCAACAATGTTCACAAAGTTAGTTCTTGTGATTTCATCGTTAAATTCAAATAGCTGATCTCGTGCAGCAGCAGAAATAGCATCTTCGAGATAGATAAACAATCTACGAACGTTAATTCTATCGAATGCGGATGCTTTTCCATATCCAGTCTTATCACCAAATAGGATAATTCCTGATCCTGGTGAGAATATTACTGGGTTGATTCTATTTGTATACAACTGATCTCTTTGTGTTTGAGATGGATTGTATGCAAGTTTTACTGCATTAAGAACTGCTCCTCTTGCAGTTCCTGCAGGTGAGAACCAAGGGAAGTTGTTAATATCATTTCTAGCACACATTCCTGCAATATCTCCATTTAATGGAACATAGCGGAATGTATCTGCAAATCTATCATACATGTATTTGTATCCACTATCGAATACAGCATAAGATGAAGATTGAATAGATGAGTAGAAAGATTTTAAATTATCTGTAACAGTATTACTTGGGTTAATAGATGCAGATCCAACAGTATCAACTATTAAATCGGCTCTAGAAGGTGATACAAAAGCAATTGCATCTTTTCTTATTTCAGCAACAGAAATTATTTCCGATGCTAATGCCTGAACACTTGATTTTGTCATTGATCCACCACCCATAAGGATGAAATCAATATCAAACTCTTCTGTATTTTCATACAGTTCATATCCAGTAACTTTTCCACTTAAAGGAACTGTTAATGCTCCAGAAGCAGTAATATCTGAACCGCCATCATAATCTGTTCCAGCATAATTTGTTGAAATTCCAGCAACGTCACCTTGTTGCTTATTAGTTCCTAATGTAAAAGTTGTTGCTCCTATACCAGCAAAACTAATACCTTGTGCATTTTGATCCCAATCATTATCGGAAGAATGTGCATTAAATTTATTAGTTGCTACTCCAACAATATTAGTTGTTGTAATACCAGTAGGTGAACTACCACCAAAAATGGTTCCTGAATTATTTGCAAGGAACTTTCTCCAATAAGATGTAGATCCTGCAGAGAATTCTGCATCCTTCGCTTTAGAAAGACTTACGTGTTTTTCAAGAATTGTTCCTGAATTACCACTAATTGTTCCTTTGTCGTCAATAACAACAACATGAACTTCGTCAAATCTTGAACTTCTTGCTGAAGCAAACCTAGACGTTCCAGGACGATCTGCAATATTATTCCAAGGAATTTTACCATTGGTTAAATCAATTGTCTGTGCATCAAACCAGTCTTTTTGTGCTGTAACTGTTTCTGCACCAATGGAAGATCCATCACCAACTTGATATGAATAGAGTTGTCCACTTGTTGGGAATGAATATGTTCCATTTGGTTCATAATCTCTTGCAGTTTCTACTCCTGCAGCAGTTACATGTGATACAAACTTAACAGAAACTTGTCCATTAATGTCTTTTTCAGTAACTATTCCCTTAAAATAACCATCAAGAGTTTCAGTTGATCCTGCATTAATCTTAGTTCCAGAAGCAACCATTGTAATTCCCGTTCCAACATTAAGGGAATGTCCAGCTCCTATCGTAAGAATTTGGTCTGATCCTGAGTCGCAAATAGCAACTTTAAGATCATTTGCCCAAGATCCTGGATTCCTTGCTATTACATCAACACCAACAATGGTATTTTCATCATAACCATTATTATTATAATCTTCTAAACTTTTAATCTTTTTACGATCACCAACAGTTCCTACACCACAATATGCATTGAACAGGTCATCATCATCTGCTCTAACAACACTTAATACACCACCGTATGACAGGTATGAAGATGCCACCATCCAGTCTTCAAACTGCTTACCAGTGGCTGAAGGTTCGCCAAAAACATCTATAAGGTCTTGTTCGTTCTCAACAAGTGTTGGTTGTCCGACTGGTCCTTTTGCAAAGGCACCAACTATAGCAGCAGTCTTAGTGGTTGCTGTCTGTACACGACCAATTGTTAAGTCAACTTCCTTTACTTCAATTCCAGGCGATGCTAAATTAATGGGCATCTTTTTACTCTCCGAGTCTCAGGATATTTCTGAAATTATTTATTGAAACGCATATTTTCATTGGGGAAACAATACACGAACATTACCAATCTGGGTATAACCAATCAGTAAAAGGTTTCCGTTTTCTTCTTTTAACGATTCTTTTTATAGTACAAACTTTACATTCGTATGAATATGAAGACGGAATATTTCCTCTATCTTTACGACTTAAATAAAAACCATCTATTAAATCTTTTATTTCTCCACAAGTTCTACACTTTCTATCAGTAAATAATATATGTTCTAAATTTATCTGCTCATCAATATCCATCATAGAACTTGAATCACTCCCTTTACATCAGGTATCTCCATCATCAATTTCTTTTCAATACCTTGCTTCAAGGTCATAACACTCATAGCACATGTCTCACATGCACCACCAAGTCTTACCTTAACATAACCATCTTCAGTCTCAACATACTGTAAAGACCCACCATCTGCTTCGATGTATGGTAACAG